ATCTTCGCGCAGCTTGGCGACCTGCTGCACTACGACAGCCTAGAGGCTGTCACTCCGACCAGCCGGCATCTGCTGGACGCGGACACACGGTTCCAGCTCATGGTCCGTGTCGCTATCCGGGTGATACGGCGCGTGATCCGGATGCTGCTGGAGAAGCATCAGCGCGTCCACGTGATCATGGCCGAAGGCAACCATGACATGGCCTCTAGTGCGTGGTTGCGCGAAATGCTGGCGGCGCTCTACGACGACGAGCCGCGGGTGACGGTGGACCGCTCCGCTGACCCGTACTACTGCTTCGAGTGGGGCCAGACCTCGCTGTTCTTCCACCACGGCCACAAGCGCAAGCCGACCAACATTGCCGACGTGTTCGCCGCCAAGTTCCGCGACGTGTTCGGCCGAACCAAGCACAGTTACGCCCACGTGGGCCATCTGCACCACGCCGAGGTCAAGGAAACGAACCTGATGGTGGTCGAGCAGCACCGGACGCTGGCGGCTCCGGATGCGCATGCGAGCCGCGGCGGCTGGATCTCTGGCCGGGATGCGAGCGTGATCACCTATCACCGCGATTACGGCTATGTCGGGCGCGTCGTCATCTCGCCAGAGATGGTGAAGGCCGCCGCCTAAGCTACGGGCCAGCCCGGAGCCTGCGGCAGAGGCTCGCTTAATCCGGCTTTCCGACAACCGTCGGCCCGCTTGCGTAACCACGACCGAGTGGACAATAATAGGCATTGTAGAGTTGTCATCTGGCTTGGGCGGCCGGCTCCCTCCTCTGCCTCCCTCCAACCCCCCCCCATCTGCCGGCCGCCTCTTTTTTCGCACAGCGCGCACACCGAGCTCCAACCAGGGGCATCTGGAAACCCAGCTCATACAATAACTTGCGTAAACGCACCGATGGCCCGATAATCTAACCACTAGGCCATTGGGAAATTTTACGTGGGCAGCATGGAGTCAATGGAAAAGACCGCAAAGCGCAGCCGGAAAGGCGTTGGCGGGCGGCCGCCGAAGTATGACCCTGAGCGGACGCCTGTCCAGGCGGAGAAACTGTGCCGCCAGTTCGGCGCTGATGACAAGGCGCTGGCCGAGTATTTCGAGGTCGATGTGTCCACGATCTCCCGGTGGAAGAACGAGCACCCGGAGTTCAAGGAAGCATTGAGACGGGGCAAGGACGATTTCGACACCGAGCGCGTCGAGAAGGCGCTGGTCCACCGTGCAATCGGCTACTCGCACCCGGAGGACGACATACGTGTCGTCAATGGCGAGATCGTCGTCACGCCGACAGTCAAGCACTACCCGCCGGACACGGCGGCCATTATTTTTTGGTTGAAGAACCGCCAGCGTGATAGGTGGCGCGACAAGATCGAGCACGATCACGGCGTGCAGTCTGACAACCCTATCGTGTCGCTGCTTGAAGGGATTGCCGGTAGCACGCTCAGGCCGAAGCAGGGCGATGACTGACAGGCTGGCGCAGCTCGCAGCAGATCCGATCAATTTTACTCCTGCCAACGAGGAGGAGCTGAAGGCCGCCATGTCTAACCCCATGTGGCGGCTGAACAACCTCTATTTCATCACCATCAAGGAGGAAGAGGACGAGGGTGAGGGTCTTGTTGTCCGCTTCCGCATGAACGCAGCGCAGCTGCGGTTGGCGGAAAACCTCTGGTTTCGGAACATCATCCCCAAAGCCCGCCAGCTGGGCATTACGACGTTTGCGTGCATCCTCGCCCTCGACTACGCGCTGTTCACGCCGAATTTTCAGGCTGGCATCATTGCGCACACCGATGGCGCGGCGAAGAAAATATTCCGCGACAAGGTGCTGTTTGCCTATGAGCGGCTGCCAGAGCAGTTGCGCCAGGCGCTGCCGCTGACTAAGAAAAGCGCTGAGGAGTTGGTGTTAGCAAACGGCTCCTCGATTCTGGTAAGCACGTCGATGCGCAGTGGCACGATACATTTCCTGCATGTGTCCGAGTTTGGCAAGATCTGCGCTCGGTTCCCGCATCGCGCCCGCGAGATTGTCGCCGGCTCGTTTCCGGCGGTGCCGAACTCTGGCATCATCATGATTGAGTCAACCGCCGAAGGCGGCGAAGGTCCGTTCTACGAGATGACCATGCGCGCCAAGGCGTTGGCCGAACAGGGCAAGAAGCTGACGGCCAAGGACTACCGGCTGCACTTCTACCCGTGGTTCGAGGGGCCGGACTACCAGATGGACCCGGACGGCGTGATCATCACCGACAAGGACCACGACTATTTCGACGAGCTGGAGGCCAAGCTCGGAATCACGCTGACCATGCGCCAACGCGCCTGGTATTGCGCAACGCGCGAATCCGATTTTGCCGGCGACCAGCAAAAAATGTGGCAGGAGTACCCGTCCACGGTGGACGAGTGTTTCATGGTGTCCTCCGAGGGATGCTACTACACCCAGCAGCTCACGCGCGCCCGCAAGGAAGGTCGCATCGTCACCCAGCTGCCGACTGTCGAATCCGTGCCGTGCTGGACGTTTTGGGACATCGGCAGTTCGGATGGGACGGCCATTTGGGTGATGCAGAAGGTCGGCCAGGAATACCGGCTGATACGCTTCTACGAAGCCTGGGGCGAGCCGTACAGTCACGCCGCGCAGTGGCTGCAGAGCCTGGGGCTGGTGTTCGACCGCCATTACCTGCCCCACGATGCCGACCACGTGCGCCAGGGGCAGACCGCCAACAAGTCCCCTCGCCAGATGCTGGAGGAGCTACTACCAGGCCATCGCTTCGAGGTGGTGCCGCGCGTGCAGGACATCAACTGGGGCATCCAGCAGGTGCGTGACGTGTTTCCGATGCTATGGTTCGATGAAACCCAATGCAAACAAGGGCTTATCCACCTTGAGAATTACCGCAAGCGCTGGAACGAGCGGCAAGGCTGCTGGTCAGATGAGCCGGACAAGGCCGGCGGGCATTCCGAAGCGGCCGACGCGCTGCGGCAGTTCGCGCAAGCTTATGCCGGCGGCCTGATCAACGTGCGTCGCACCACACCACGCCGCACCACACCACCAAACTGGAGGGTTGCCTGATGAGCGGCCACATTCTTGACCTGACCAAATACGCCTTCGTCCGCAGGCTGGGCGACATCACCGTCTACGGCACCTGGGTTGGCCCGAGCGTGGACGAGTCCGAGCCGTGCCTAGTGCTGGTGCCGACGCATCGCATCAACGGATGCAGGCCGGTGGTGATAGGGCTATCAGCCGCGTACAAATACGACGACCCGCACTATCTGCTGCAGGCGGCGATCCAGTACAACCGCGACCTTGGGTTTGAGGACAGCGCTAGCCACGTGTACAAGGTCGCCAGCGTGATCTATGACCACCTGCAAGACCTGATCGAGCTGCCGCCGCGCCCGGTGGAGAATGTCCGCGTTGGCGCCGAGGCCATCATCACCGAAGAGTCCGGCCGCAAACACTACGTCGAGATTCTGGACTACGAGTGAGCCGGTCATGTTTGAGATCGAGACGAAGAGCATCAAAAGCAACCCCTGGGACCGGCTGGACGTGGAATCGCCTGAGCCGGAAGAGCCGGAGCACGAGCTGGATAGCCCGGAGAATGTCGAGCTGTTCCGGCGGCTGCTGGGTTACTACCAGCAGGAGCTTGATCGGCAGGCGGATAACCGGATTCAGCAGGCGATCGACGAGGATTTTTACGACCACATTCAGTGGTCGGAGCAGGACGCGGCAGCGCTGAAAGAGCGCGGCCAGGCCCCCATCGTCTACAACGTCATCGCCCAGGCGGTGAACTGGATCATTGGGGCTGAGAAGCGCGGGCGCGCGGATTTCCGGGTGCTGCCCAGGACCAAGGAGGATGCCAAGCCTGCTGAGAAAAAGGCCCAGCTGCTCAAATACTTATCTGATGTGAACCGGACACCCTTCCACCGCAGCCGTGCCTTCGAGGACGCTGTAAAGGTCGGCATCGGCTGGGTGGAGGACGGCGTACAGGACGACGACGACGGCGAGCCGGTGTACTCGCGCTATGAGTCCTGGCGCAACATCCTCTGGGACAGTGCGAGCACGGAGCTGGACCTGTCCGACGCGCGCTATGTGATCCGCGTCAAGTGGGTGGACGAGGACGTAGCGATGGCGCTGTTCCCGGACCGGAAGGACGTCATCAGGCGCGCTGCTAACGAGTCCGGCCGCATGGCCTATGACCTGGAGTACGGCGACGAGGTGATGGACCAGCATGAAGTGGAGCTGGACGCCTATGGCGAGCGCAGCCTCACCGTCAACCATCGGCGCCGGGTGCGCATGATCGAGGTGTGGTTCCGCCAGCCCGAGCAGGTGACGCGCATCGTGCGGGGAGGCTTTGCCGGCGAGATCTATGACCCGGAGAGCCCAGCGCATCAGGCAGCGGTCGAGGAGGCTGGGCAGGCGGTGCTCGCTTCCCGGCTGATGATGCGCATGTACTGCGCGATCATGACGACGGCGGGGCTGTGCTATCTCGGCCCCTCGCCCTACCGGCATAACCGCTTCCCGTTCACGCCTATCTGGGGCTATCGCCGGGGCCGTGATGGGCTGCCGTATGGCGTCATCCGTGGGCTGCGCGACATCCAGGAGGACATCAACAAGCGGGCCAGCAAGGCGCTTTACATCCTGAGCACCAACAAGGTGATCATGGACGAGGGCGCTGTA